CTCTCTAGATTTTAAACCTTCAAGAAGTCCAGTTTTTGCCCACTTAGCTTGTAACTGACGAGTTTCAGCTAACATTACTTGTTGTGGGTTCTTTCCTTCCATTAGTTTAGATAAATTAAAATTTGCCATTTTTATTGTCTCCTAATGTTTTGTTTATTTAATATTTGCTAATTGTTTGAATCTTTCAGCTAAAGCATTGCTTTCAGAAATAATCTCCTTCTTAGGAGCAGTTGAAGCAACTTTTTTAGATGCGAATGATTCTGTTAATTTGGTTTGGTTTACTTTCTTAGATGTACCACCCATTTTAAGTGATTCAGCTAAAGTAGAGAATACTAATTTTACTTCTCTAACATTACCAGTTCTGTCTAATGTTTCAACAACTTTGTGCTTTTGCTCATTTGTCAAATCATAAGAACGGAATAATTTGTTAGTGTAAAGTAATTTAGCGTTCAACAAGTTTACTTCATTAATGGTTTTCTTTAATGATTTGATTACTTTGTAAGCTTCGTCAAGTTCGGCTTCTTTTTCAGCCATTTCAGCTGCCATATCTTCACCGTTCTCTTCTTCTTCAGTCATTTCTTCTTCGTCATCACCATATCCCATTTCTCTCAAGATTTCGTCTAAATCGATTCCATCTGCGGCAGGCATTTCTTCTTCAGAATCCATTTCGTCTTCTTCGTACATTTCATCTTCTTCTTCAGCTACTGGAGCTTCTTCTTCAGAGTCTTGTCCATACATTTCATCTTCTTCTTCATGCATTTCCTCTTCACCATCAAGTTCAGATTCTAATTCTCTGATGATTTCTGCTAAATCGAATTCATCTTCGTCTTCTTCCTCTTCTTCTTCAAGTTTAGATGGATCTTCACCCGGTACTTCTTCCTCGTCACCTTCAGATACAACATCGTAGTCTTCTTCTTCTTTTCCTACTTCTGATGTTTCTACTTCGGTATCAGGATTTCCTTTTGCTAATTCTGATGAGCTGTTAGCGTCATCTGCTGGTTGCTTGTTATCACCTGTTCCAATATCAGATGCATCTTCATCTGGAGCTTCACTTCCATCTGAATACTCTTCGTTTACTTCCTCTTCGTCATCCATATCTTCCATTTCAGCTTGGATTTTTCTGGATAAAGCGGCTTGTAATCTAGGAGCAAATGCTTCTTCTAATGCAATTTTGGCGTTTGCAATTGCAGTTTCTCTAACGGCTTTGGCATCAGCAATAGCTTCTTTCAATAATTTTGAATTTGCCATTTTTTGACCTTCCTTTTGTTTTTGTCCGTGAAATTATTAGGAAAATTCCAATGTGGGGTTGATTAAGGTCGGTTGTTCGGTCACCACTTAATAAAGGGTATTCATTAACCAACTTTCTATAAAAATTCACATTTATGGTGAATCAATTATAAATAAATATATAAGTTTAAAATTAAACCTATAATTTTCTATATAAAATATATATTTTGTGTAAATATATTAAAAAAACTTATTTTTTATTCTTTTTACCTTTATTATATTCGCCACTAGCCAATCTTTCCATCATAACTTGTCTTTGACTTGCTCTTATAGCTTTCAATTTAGTAGCTCTTCTAACAGTTTTTGGTTTTGTGTACTCTTTTCTATCTCTTAATTCAAGAAGATGTCCTGAATCGTTTACTTTCTTTTTAAAAACCTTGAGTGCCTTTGCAATATCTCCGTTTTTAACTATAACCTTAATTAGTGCTGTTTTTGCCATTTATATGAAATTAATTTAATATAACTATTCTATTTTTATTTTTTTGGTACACAATTAGGAACTTCTTTACCACCTTTAGTTTTCATACCAATTTGTTCATACCCTTTCCAACAAGGAGAATTTTCTTTAATTTCTAACTTACTTCTTAATTTAGTACTAACTTTACTTAATTCCTTCTTATCAATACCTAATGCATCTAAAACTCTACCCATTACTTGTAGTTTTTGTGGATAAGTTAGTTTCTTTGTGTCAAGTATATCTAATGCTCGTTGTAATTTCATTTTTACGTCACCAGGTATTACTGCCTTATTAACATCTTCGCCTGCCTCGGTTATTGATTCTCTAATTCCTAATCTTTTTTTCATTTGGTCTTCAGTAATTTCTCCCATTTTATAATATCTACTAAGGATATTACCCATATCCTCATATAATCCATTCAATCGTTGGTCTAATGAATTAGCTTCAGTTGCACATTTATCAAACTCTTTACCCAATTTATCCAACTCACTCATGTTTCGTTTGATAGTCACTTTATCAAACCAATCATCACTTTCACCTAACAACAAAGTTTTTGCTGCTTCAGTAATTCCACCTAAAACTTCTGCAATTTCGGCAATATCAGATTTTCTATCCATCATTTCTTGATACTTGTTGTATGTAGAAATAATTTCAAGGAAGTGTTTCTTCACTTGAGGTGATAATGTTCTAGGTTCTTCGTTTTCTTTTATTAATTTAGTTAATTTCATTAGTATATTCTCCTATATGTTAATAAATACCAGGTCGGTCACCTTTTTTCATGGTATCTGCCCAAGTTTGGAACATTTTTTTAATATCTGCTGGTAATTGCTTATCTCTTATCGTTAAAACTCCATCTTTGGTAATATGAGCAATTATTTTATAGTCACCATTTTTTTCTTCGGCTCTATTCCAAATAGTTAAACCATTACCCATCCATCCAGAACCGATATCGTATTTTTTTGCTTCATTAAGAATTGAAGTTAAACGAGTTGATTTCATTGGTATATTCTCCTATTTAAATTTATTAATTAATGACCTAAAACGAGATCCAAGTGAACCTTTTTTTGATTTATCAGCATCCGATTCTCTGTCACGATTTTGAGTAGGTGGCAGAGGAGGAGGCGGTGGTGGAATTGAACCTGCTGGTCTTGGTTTCACACCTGGTGCACTTCCACTCTTTGGAATCGGTGGAGGTGGAGGTGGAGGAAGTTTACGAGCAGGTGCTGCAGCCTTTGGTGCTACCGTAGGTGGAACTTTAACCGAAGGTTTAGTATCCCACTTACTATTAGGTGCAACTGCTTTTGAAGAATCCCATCCACTTGGTGCATTTTTTATCCAATCTGGCTCTTCCCATGCTCCTCCTTTTGAAGTTGTAGGTGGAGGAGTTTTCAAAGATGGTTTTCCACTAGGTGGTGGAGGTGGAGGTGGCGGTGGAACCGCACCTTTTGGTCTTACACCAGGAGGTGTTCCAACAGATTTTCCACTAGGTGGAGCAATAACTGGTGGTTTAGCCTTTACACCCGGAGGTGGACCAAGTGGTGCCTTTGGTGCAGAAGGTGGAGCAATAACTGGTGGTTTAGCCTTTACACCAGGAGGTGTTCCAACAGATTTTCCACTAGGTGGTGGAGGTGGAGGTGGCGGTGGAACCGCACCTTTTGGTCTTACACCAGGAGGTGGTCCCATAACTTTAGTTCCAACAGGTGGTTTAGCATTAGTTGGTGCCGGAGCACTTACTTTAGTTCCAACTGGTGGTTGAGCATTTTTAGGAGGTGGACCCATTACTTTAGTTCCAACTGGTGGTTGAGCATTTCTAGGAGGGGCACTTGTCACCTTAGTTCCCATTGCTGGTTTAGCATTAGTTGGAGGTGGACCCATTACTTTAGTTCCCATTGCTGGTTTAGCATTAGTTGGTGCTTGTTGTTTTACATCAGGAGCATGCTTAAACATATCGGAACCTTTTATTGCAGTTCCAGCTGGTTTTGGTGGTTGATTACCTCCAGCTGATGGCTTAGAATCAGTTGGTGCATATTTCCCACTATCATCTTTCTTAAATGTAGGTGCATTTGCATCCTTTTCCTTACCCTTTTCCTTATATCTACCATATCCAATATGGGTATATTTATCATCCTCACTTGCTTCTTTAAGAATTGAAGTTAAACGAGTTGATTTTGATTCTTGAACTACCGATTGAATTGCATCAGCTTCTTTATGGAATCCATTCATTCTTAATGTGAACGCAAGTCCATCAACGGCATCTACACCATCATATCCTGCCTTTTGAGCAATTTGTCTACCAAATGACCAAGTTTTACCATCTGGTTGCATAAATTTTGATGCCTCGGATGAATTAGTTCTTATTGCCTTAATTTTTTCATCGTATTGAGGGTCATCCATTGAAGGGTATTCAGGTTTCTTTGCCCACTCAGGTTTTCCTTCTAATTTAGCAACTAATTCTCGTGCTTCATCGTGGAAATTAGCATCAGTCAATGCAGAAACTGCAGCCTGCATCATTTTTGTTTTATATTCTTGGTTTCCTAATTGACTAGGAGTGAATCCTTCTTTTTCGGCTAATCCTTTTACTTCTTTATTAACTGCTGGATTACCTTTTCTTTGTTGTTTAGGTTGTGATTTAGGTTCTTCCATTGAATCATCAAATGATTTTGCATCATTCCAATCATCAGGAACTATGAATGTATTACTACCATATGTTTGAATACCTTTAACGGTTCCCATACCAACAAAGGTTGGTCTACCATTAATAACCAATGTTTGGTTTGATGGATTCATTACTACTTCACCACTATATTCTTTACCACCATCCTTATATACTACGGGTCTTCCTAATTCAAAGTCATCACCCCATCTATCACGTTCTGATGATTTTGGTTGGGATTTTGGTTCATCTTTTTTAGGACCTTCTTGATTTGCATCAGCCTTCTTAGCAGCAACTCCAATTTCTTCAGCAAATTTGTTTGCCATAGGAATTGCATCCTTAATGTCCATATCAATTACAATAACTTTCATATTGGCAGGTTTACCATCTGCAATTGCTGCCGAAGTTACTGCTGCCCATCTGTGGTGTCCATCAATTACATATCCATCTCTACTCACATAGATTGGGGCTGTTATTGCTGGGTGATTAGGGTCTTTTTCTAATGCCTTTGACATACCAGCTACTTTGGCACCAACCAATTCAGATTGAGTTGCCTTTAATCTATCGGATGGTATTTCAGTTTCTGCAGTTTTGATACCTTTTTCCTTCAACATTTTCTTAAACACTGGTTCAGTATCAACTTCACCACTAGCATCAACTGCCATTTTAGAAGCAGGAGAACCAGGAGTTGGTTTTCCTTTGAATTGTGGCATTTCTTCACGAGGAATACCGGCGTTACCTTCACAATATAAGTTAGTTCCAGGTACAGTTACTTTACACAAATTGAAGTTTGGTGCAGCTTCTCCTTTTTCTTTTGCTTGTTTTGCAAGTTCTGCTAACTTATCAATCTGCATTGAGATTTCTTTCTTCTTTGAATCTGGTATTTTATTTATATCAGATTGTCCAGTAAAAGTTTCTTTATCTGCTTTTGGCATTAAGTTTGTAAGTTTACTTGAAGAAACTTTTGGAGTATCTGATTTAGTATCTTTTTTATCTGATTTTTTTGGTTTATCAAAAATATTTACCTTTGGAGTATCTTTTTTAGAATCTTTACCACTTGTAGGCTCATCGGATTTAATAGGGACATATTTTCCTTGGTCAGTCTTTTTAAAAGTCTGAGCTTGAGGATCTTTTTCCTTACCTTTTTCTTTATACTTACCATACCCAACGTGAGTGTATTCGGCTTCTAAAAGTAAATTTTTTAATCTCATCATTATCTCCACTTATGGGTTGCTTCTACTTTTTTATTTGTATAAAGGTCTAATTTACCATCTTCGGTAAATTTAACTTCATAATTTGTTTTTCTTATATCGTTATGACCACCTTTGTAAGGAGTTTCACCAACTTCTTTTTGGATTTTACCCATGTTGATTGTATTCTTGGCCATATAATCTTTTATGTCGAATGCCATATAATTAGTGTAATTCTGTTATAATTTCTCTCATCAAGTCTTGTGCTTTGCAGTAATCACCACATACCACACCCTCTTGAATGTTTTTATTTGCTGATTCTTGTAATGGAGTCATAAAGGCACCATGTGTAGATGGATTAGAAACAAAATCCCAACCAATCAATTCAAAATCATCACCAACTTTTACCTTACCTTCACCTATATTCGTCACCGAACCCATACCACGAGATGAAATACCCAATAGGATACCAGCTCTTAATAACTCTTTAAGTATATTTCCCGATGGAGTTGGAAGTATTTCAACCGTGCCAACCAAATCATCACCATCCCAGTGAATTTCTTTTACATTGTGCGAAACATTCTTCAAGTTGATTACAGAAGAATCAGGATGGTCTAATTCACCCAATGCTCTTCTTTCTTTAATAAGAGTTTCGTATTTCTTAGCCTCTCTCATTAAGATTTCTCTTGGGTATACTCTACCATTTTGGTTTTCTGCACCTGCCCGTTGTAAAATACCCTTAACGAGAGTTCTTCCACTCGCGTCTTCGTTTATTCTACCTTCAAATAGGTTTGTTTCTATTAGTAATGATTTCATTTTAATCCTTATCTTTTTAATTTTGTATTTTTACTAACAAAAGTTATCTCCAAGTACCTCTTGCCTGCATAAGTTTTTTAAACATCTCAGGCTGTTTCTCACGGCTCTTTTCTAATTCTTTACTTAATTTTTCTACCTCTGCTTTAAGTTTGGCCGGCCATTTATCATAATTTTCCCAAGGGAACTTACTAGGATAACCTTTATTTATCAATTCCCATTGTTTTTTAAGTATTGCACTACTTTTATCAAGTGATGCTTTATAATCGGCTTCCAACTTTTGTATTTCTTTTGTGTTGAATTTATCGAGAACTGGTGGCCAGTCAAATCTTTCATCTCCTGCTTCGTTTACTGATTCACCTAATTGTTTTCCAAACTCATCCCAAATCTGTAATGCTCTTTTTTGAACACCTTCTTTAGAATTATTTGCACCAACTGGAATAACTTTTTGTAGTTTACCACGAACTACAAACCCACCATACATTGTATCACCCTTTGTAGTTTTAGTCACTACTATTTGAATACCTTGTTCATTTTTAAGTTTATTTACAACTTTAATAGTTGGTTTTACTGCTTCGTTTACTGATTCGATAACAATTCCGTTTTCATCTCCTCTTTTAGCAGTTTTAATACTACCTTCTAGTGAAGATAATTTATGTCTAACTTTCTTTGAACCCGTTATCTTACCTTTTTGGTCGCTTGGTGCTAATGTTGCAGTAGTGTCATCCATTTCAACAACTTTATAGTATTTACCACCTTCAATTCCTTTTAATCCAGTAAATCCTTGTCCATAAATTATAGAATTTACATATAAACTAGTTGGGTATTTTGCTTCGTTTACACCTTCTACTTCGGATTTTCCTTCCGATACATCCCAATCTTTTTTAGTCATTATACTATGTCCACCAGGACTTTTCATGACCCATGCTTTTGCTTCATTACCTGATTTGAATGTTTTGACCAATTTTGGGCCTTTTGGAGTTTTTTCAAGTCCAACCCATGGTCCAGATGCCATTGCTTCGTTTGTTTTACCAGCTCTTAATGCAGCCAAATCAGATGCCTCAATCTCACCATCACCATCAACATCTAATTTGTGTTGGTTACCTGTCAACTCTTCGTTTTTCTCACCCTTAGCATCCCAAGCGGAGTCAATTTTGTTAAAGAAAGCCTTTTTTTCTTCATCACTCATATCAGGAATAGACTTTCCAGTCTTTTCTAATGCTCGTTTGAAGAACTCTTGATACTCTGATTCGTCTATCATTACTTCTCTTACGATTCCTTTGAATTGGTCTTTTGTTATTTTCATTTTTCTATCTCTTGAAGAGTTCTAGCTATGTTAATTAATCTTTCTTTTATTTTATAAATATGGGTGTTGGTTCTTTTCCAATAGTTATCGGAATCCAACTCATTGATGTTTTTAATCTTGTTATACCAAGAAAAAAACTTTTCAACTTCTGCCAATTGATACTTTAATTCTTTTAATCCAGTTGCCAATTTTTTATTAGCATGCATTGATGTATCATTCTTTAAATCTAACCAACGGTTTTCGTTCATATTAGATTCACTTGACTCATGTATTTTAAAATCTTTAAAGTTTCCTATGTGAGATGCAAGAGCAGCAGAATGATATAATCTACCATTAGAGTTATTTTTAAAACTATTTGCACCGATTTTAACAAAAGGTCCATATCCACCACCTGAAACTTTAGCCCCATTTGGTAAACCTTTTAATTTTTTTTCTCTATCTTGGAGATTTGTCTCTGTAATATTATCTACATCATTATCAACTACCGAATACCCTAATTGAGTTGCAATTTTCTTTCTTCTTTGGGAATCGGATTTACGAGAAAAAGAATGAGGAGTTTGATAACCATCAACATTACCTGTCACATTGGCTTCTTCTAACTCCTTTTCAACTTCTTGAATAAGTTCGTCTATATATTTTTTAAGAGATTCTTTTTTTAACATTTTTTATTTCCTTTACCAATTCATACGCCATCATTAAAGAAGAAACTTGTTCATCGGTAACTTTCTTACCAATTTTTTGTGTCTTTAATACATTAATAGTTTCCTTCAATTTGATTTTTGTAATTCTATCTTCCATTTTTGTATAAATGGAATGTAATTCAGTTACAACTAGTTTTAATTGATTAGAATAATACTCACCAAATTTAGATGTATTGGTAACATTATTAATATATTCTCTCAATAAATTTTTTTGAACATCATTGAGATTTGAATATTTCTTATTAAATGTTTCAAGAAGGATTTTATATGTAAGTAAACGAAGATCCTTTTCTTGCTTTTTATAATCTTCAACAAGTCTATCTTCTTTTTGCTTCAATGAAGGGGTTGATGTAGATATATGTTCTACCAATGTTAATTTTGAATCAAATATATCCTTTATATCAGAAATATCAGATTTTTTGGCTTCAAATAATTTATGAACAGATGCCAATACTCTATAATTTGTTACAGGTGAAGTTAAGAAATTATCAATTTCAAATGTTTCTTTAATTGCCTTTACAAGATTATATTTTTCTTTAATGAGTTTTTGTTCATCAAGTTTAGTTCTAGCCTCTAATATAGCATCGATAAACTTTTCAGCCTTGGATTCTGTATTATACTTTTCATCTATTAAAAGTTTATATAGACGAAGTTCTTTAGATAATTCAGTCCCATTACCAAAGAATTCAGCTACGATGCGCTTAGCCTTCTCAGGAGAGTTGTTTAATATCTCTAAAGTTATTTGACGGGTTAATAGTTCAAATAGAAAACCCGTATTCTTAAATTTAGAATGTTTAATTTTTTTCATATTTACTCAATTATTTATTTTGATATACTCAAAAACTCTTATATAAATATAAATATTTTTTTGATTTGTTATTTTTATTGATTATCTAGTATATTTGATTCATCTAACATACCTTTTGTTTCATGTAGATATTTTCTTTTTGAAGAAATACCATTGATATATTTTAAGGCCTTTTGTTCTGATGTTCGGTGTTTTAACACATTATGGTTTTCCTTATCACCTAGTGGGTCTCTACCGAATGGTGATTTATCTTTACCATAAGTATTCCCTTCAGGAGGTCTTCCACCTTTATCCTTCGTAGATTCTAATTCTGTTTTTATCTTATTAAGAGATTCTTCAACATCTTCAGGTTCATTCTGCATAGCAGGGTCATTACCTTGGTCTTCAATAGAACGATATCTGAATTTATCTTTGATGTCATTAATAATTTTAACTCTCTGAACCTCTTGTTCACCCTCTGCCAATTTAAAGATATTCTCATACACCCAATCTTTAGATAACATATTTAAAGAGGATATATCAGTTGCTAATCTTACCTTTTCAGACCAAAGGTTTACTCGTTCTTGTTCGTAAATAGTAGATGGGTTAATCAAATTTAATTCAAAATTTGTCATTTCAGTATCTTGGATACCTAATGAATACAAGTGAACAATTGCAATCTTTGATAACTCTGATATAATTGTTCTTTGAATTCGTTCGATTGTTCTTGCAAAACGAACATCTTCTGCTGCAAGAGTTGCTTTACCATTTACATTTTCATCATATCCCAAATATGCTTTTGGAATTTTAAGAGCTGCAAATAATTTATTTTTTAGATACTGAATATCATCTGTTGCTGCATAATCCAAACCTGAAATATTTTCAATAGAAGTTCCACTATCTCCACCACGAACGGGTAAGAAGAAATCTTCTGTTAGGTTTTGCATATTATATTTTAAGTTATACTCACCACTATTTCTATCAATAAAAGGAACTTTCTTCATCTTATTGATAATTCGTTGCATGTAGTTATCAACTTCTTGTGGTGGGATATTACCGATATCAATTTTGAATACCCTTTTTTCAGGTGCTCTCATAATTCGGTGAATCAACATGGCATCTTCCATAAGAGATAATTGTTTCCACAATCTTCTACCATTTTCAATCATAGATTTACCATATGGAAGCCAGTTGGTATCTGATAATAATCTAAAGTGTGCAATTTCAAAATTATCGTATTCCATTTTTCCATTAGGATCTTCGGTAATCTTGAATTTTACTGCATTTGGATTATTTGGGTCTATAAGTTCTAATCTTTCAGTATTATAAACTGAATGTGGAGTTGCGTTTACAATACCCTTTCCTTCTGATATTTCCAATCCAAGAAAAAAATCACCATACTTACACATATTTCGTGTCCATGGCCATAGGTTAAATTCAACATTTAGAATATCATAAAATAAATTCTCTAGGGATTCTTGAACTCTACTATTATCCGAACGAATGGAAAGAATTGTTCCGAATTCATTTTTAAGAGTAGATTCATCTGCATAAATATCCAATGCAGAAGCAATGATTGGGTCTTGGTCCATTGCGTCATAATCACGAAAAACTTCTCTACGAACTTGCTGATATGCCATTGATTGGGCACCACCAGCCTGCTCGTAAAAGGATTTTTGTAGCTTTGTGTATCTATCCCTTAACGATGATAAGTTCGTTTGTTGTCTTTCATCAGTATCAACTACCCTTCTCTTACCATCTTTGTCAACCGTAACAATTGCCTTTGATGAAAAGAGTTTGGATAATCTACCGAAAAATGAAGTATCTGCCATTTGTTTTCCTAATTTATATTATAACCTTTATTATTTTTATTTTACCACTTTCTGCAACTCCAATAGTTTGCTTTTGTTCTTGGACCCGGATTATCACAATTCATTCTTGCTCTAAATGATTTTCTAGCAGCAGGATTTGATTTTCTGATTTTCATTCCTTTCTGGCCAAAATTTACTTTAATGACTTTACCAGTCTTAGGATTCTTTACATATACCTTAAACTTTTTAACATCACCTTGCATTGGTTTACCCAACTTCACTTCTCTGCCTTGATATTCGGCTTCAAAAACACAATTACAATTTGCTTCTTTAAGTTCGGTTGTGTATGATTTTAAGAAATTTAAAAAATCTTCCTCATCCTCTTCTTCAACATCTAATTCATCATAATCTAAAAAATTATGTTCTGCTGCATCAAATGGATAATCTTGAACCAACCCACTTGGTTTTTGTGTTTGGTGATTTTCTTTTAAAATATTTTTTAATTTTATCATAATAGGGTCTCCTTATACTATAAATATATACTTCCAATAATAACCTATTATTTTATCAACCAAGTCAAGTCTTCATCTTGATTACCAACCTTCATTGACCAAGGATTTGAATCAACTGATGAATTACCTCCAAATCCATCTAATGTAAATGAATGTTGTTGTATACCACCAAGAGTTCGTTTGGTTAAATCAACACCCTCTTGTCTTAAACGAAGTGCTGTATCTCTAACCCAAAGAGCAATTCCTAATGCCATTACAAGGTCATCGTTATATCCTCTCATTGCTTCTGCTCGGTTTCCTGTCCATATAAAAGTAAATAATTCATCTATCAAACGAGTAGAGCGAATTGTTACTTCTTTTTCTCTAATGTATTGTTCTAACTTGGAAACAATAAGTGGACGAGTTTTCATTGTTGTTGAAAATCCAGCAACCATACCTCTCTCTTCTGCTCTAAATTTATTATGTAGTTGATGTTGGACATCCACATACTTTAAGTCCTTACTCATGTAAAATAGATTAGAATACCCTCTATCGATTACTTGTTGAATTACTGCCCAACCAATGTTTGCGTTTTCAATTACCAATAGGGCTTCGTTATATTCAGTAGAAAGAGAGACCAAAAAATTTCCAAAATCCTTTGTATCCATCTTTCCTTTGTACTCAGCCACTTGTGTTGCAGTTTCCACATCAAACACATGACACGCAGAGTAATCCGCCCCATCACCCCTAGCAACGTCAGCTACAACCATGTATCCTTTGTTGTAATCGGGATATTCCCATCTCCAAAGATTATGGTCTATCCAAGTTTTTTCAATTGGATCTTGGCAAAAAGATTCTTTGTAGAAAGTAAGTAATTGTGGGTCAATAACAGTATCACCGGAACTTACGAAGTCACAATCACATTCTTGAGCGGCTCCTTTCGGTCCTAATAATCGTTCTTGTTCATCTCTCCACGGTTGTCCTCGTTCTGGGTGAACTGACCAGTGTAGTCGGATTGTATTAAATCCATTTGTTTCATCTTCTGCACCTACCCAAGTTTTATGGAAAAAATTACCCACACCATTTGGAGTAGAAAGTATAATAGCATTACCACCAGTTGAGAGTGTAGATTGAGCAGATATCCAAATCTCTTCAATCTTATCAATGAAAGCAGCCTCATCAAATACTAATAGGGATAGGGCTTCAGAACGGCCGGCATCACCTGCAGCAGAAGTTGCCTTGATTTGTGAACCATTCGAATAACGTAGGGATAATTTATTGTCTTCTACCGTAGTTTGTTTTAACCAACTTGGTAGATATTGATTCATAACTCGAACCTTTGTTACAAGGTTCTTAGCAACCTCTTGTTTAGTTGCAATTACCAACACATTAAAGTCTTGGTTGAATAACATCTTCCAAAGTGAAAATCCTGCTACAAGAGTAGATATACCAGTCTGACGGGATTTAAGAACGATATTATATCTATGGTCTTTAAATTCAGTAAGAGTTCGTTCTTGGAATGGGTATAAGTGAAAAGGAATTTTGCCACGAACAGGGTGTTGAATCATACAATACTTCTTCATGAAGTAAATTGGATCCGATGCACACTTTTGATACTCTAACTTTATTATTTCCTTTAAACTCGGCATTGTTTTTAATTTACAAGTAAAACACCAACTGCTACAACACCAACAATTGTTCCCACCTTATATAAAAAAGTTTTTCTCTTTTCTGATTTTAATTCTTTTAATAGGGATTCGGATTTTTCTCTTTCCAATTTAAATTGCTCATCTTTCTGTGTGATGATATAATCCAAATTAGTAATTTTAGAATTCAAAGTGAAAATTATTTCATCTTTAAGCACTATTTTTTGATTTGTTAATGAGAGAACCTTTTTAGTTTCTTCTAACTCAATGAGTGCACCATCCCCTTTAATTAAATCTTTGATGATTAATTTTGCGGTTGGAATTTTTAGTGCTACAATAGTATCAGTTTGAGTCTGATTCGTAACGGTCTGTGAAAAACTTGTTAAGGTCACTAAAATTAAACTTATTAACAGAATTAACTTTTTCATTTGTATTTACCTTTATATTTCTTATGTTTGTATTAACTGATGTAATATCAGTATCTAATAACCCGATTTCGGAAGATATACTATCTATTTTTAAATCTAAATTTTTATTTACAAGTACAACCGAATCT